CGCAAGCCTCGACCGAGGGGCGCTTGATCTCGACCGTGGCGCTGTCGATAGACAGAACGGCTCGACCATCAACTCGACCGGCAAACTCAGTGTCGATGTGAAGGCCCCCGCTGGCACCAAGGTCGCCTACAACGGCAACAATCTGCTCAAGAACACCTCGATGCAGCGGCAGACGCAGATGGTCCAGACCTCGATGGGGCCGGGCGTCGGCGACTCCCGAATCGGATGAGGGGAGGAAGCTGATGCCATTGCAATTGTCTCCGACCCCGATAGCCGATCCGCTGATCGTGCCAAGAAACAATGCCACCACCATCCTGCAACTGCAGTCGGGCATTGCGTGGCGGCAATATCTCAAGCGCGCGAGTTTTCGGGGCGAGCAGTTTTATGTCGATACCGGCGTTCGCGAGTCTGGCCGCCGCGTGGTGCAGCATGAATTTCCGAAGCGTGACGTGCCCTACGCCGAGGACATGGGCCGCCGCGCCCGCGAGTTCACCGTGCGCGGTTACCTCATCGTCTATCCGGTGAGTTCGAACGCCGGATCTCCCAAATTCCCAAACGACCCGCTCAAGCAAGCGAGCTACCTCCGGGCGCGGGACAAGCTGATCACGGCACTGGAATCGACGGAAGGTCCGGCCAATCTGCAATTGCCGCTACTTGGCATTTTGAACGTGATGTGCGTGCGCTATCGCGTCACCGAGGAAGAAAAGTTTGGTGGCTATTGCGTGTTCGACATGACGTTCACCGAATTCGGTCTGGCCCCGGCGAACGGCGAACGGGTAAGCTCGGCTGGCGTCTATTACGCGGCGCAGGATCTCGGCAACGCGACGCAGACCGCGCTCACCGCCGGGATCACCGGCATCAGTGGGACCGTCTCCGCATGATGCGGTCATCCGACGTTCGCGAAGCTGCCGACATTGTCCGCGTCGCGACCAGCATGCTGCTGGCGACGTCAAACGATCAGATCGGACGCGCCGGGTCGGATCTTCGTCGCGCCTGCGGTGACATGGCGGCGAATGCCGAGACCTACATCACCTATAACCAGATCGCGCCCAAGCTCGCCTACTGCTTCGATCAGGCGCGGGTGACCGGCGCAACGGCGGACGAATTCAAGCGGATACAGGAGGCGCTCGTCGCCAAGACTCCGGTTTCGCTGGTGGCGGTTCTTCTGACGCAGTCCTGTGTGGCCTTCAGCCTGCAGCAACTCGCGCTTGCGGTAGCTGGCGTCACATTCACCAGCCGTGAGGATGTTGAGGTTGTCGTGCCCTCGATCAACACCGCATTCGATCAGGCCGAGGAAGTCGCGGCCGATTCGATGGCGCTGGTGGTCTACCGGAAGCTGATAGCCCTGCATGCGGCGACGACGTTCTACCTGTTTGACACGGCTCAGCCGCTACCGCAGATGCTCGATTTCCAGTTCGCCGCGATCCGGCCGACATTGATCCAGTCCTATCGCCTCTACGCCGACGCCAGCCGCGCCGACGAACTGCGCGAGGAGAACAAGGTCGTGCATCCCGCCTTCGCGCCGTTCACCGGGCGAGCGCTGTCGTTCTAAGGCCATGGCATTCAATCCGGCAGAAGTCGCGCAGCTCGCCGTCAATAGTGTGAGCTTCCAAGACTGGGAAACCGTCTGGGTCCAGCATCGCTGGTCCGATGGCTGGCCGCTGTTTCGATTCACCGCCGCCGAAAATGCGACGATGCCGTTGTCGTGGATCAATCTGCAGTTCAAGCCCGGCGACGAATGCACGATCAATCTCGGCGGCCAGCTCGCGATCACCGGCATCATCCTGACGCGACAGACCGCCTACGACGCCAACAACCATCAGGTGGAATTGTCGGGCGCTGGCAGGACGTGGGCGGCGTCCACATCGAGCATCGATCAGAAGGATAACAAGGGCAATTTCGACGGCATGACGTGCCAGCAGGCCATTTCGAAAGTCTTTGCTGACTTCGGAGTGTCCGTGCTGCCGGTTGGCACCGTCGATGCGACGGTCTTCGACAAACTGCAGTCACATCCGGGAGAGCTTTGCTTCGACTTTGCGGACAAGATCGCGCGGACGCGCGGAGCCACGCTCGGCTCGGACCATCTCGGCAACATGCTGCTGATCGGCGATCACTCCAATGCGGTCGTGCAGGATCTGGTCGAGGGCGAGAATATCCTGAAGATGCAGTGTGTCATCTCCAACGAGATTTTGGCGACCGCCTATTCGGCCCTTGGACAGGCTCCCAATGCCGAAGAGGTCTCCGCCGCCGCTGCTGCCGAAATGGAAGCCCAAGTCGCAAGCGGGCTATACAAAGGCCCCCGCAAATTCATTCAGACGGTTGTTGAGCAGCACGTCAAAGGCCCGCAGGAGGTGGCGAAGCGCGCCGCTTACGAGGCACAACAGCGTGACGGGACACAGATCCGCGCCAACGTCACCGTGCAGGGCTGGCTACGCGACGGGGTCAATCTCTGGCGCTGCGGCGATGACGTCAACGTCCGCGCGCCGATGGCGATGCTCAACTTCGTCATGAAGATCCAGACGCTGACATTCCAGCAAGACAACCAGACCGGCACCACCACCGTGCTTGAGCTGGTGATGCCGTGGATGCTGTCAGATAAGCCTTTCGCCGTTTTGCACGCTGGCCAAAGCCCGGCCGACACAGCTCCGCAAGCGCCGCCTCCCGCGCAGATCACCAGCGGGCCACGGGTCCAGCCGCAGCCGCAGTCAACCAATCCGCTGGAGCCGAACTTTGTGCCCGCGCCCATCATCGGCCACTAGAGGAGTTCGTTTGAAATGCACAGACAGACACCATTAACCGCAGGCTTCGTCGGCTACTCAGGCGGCGGTTCGCGCACATTGATCCACGAGGTCGATGACAGCACGAACATGCAGCAGATGAAGGGCTCGATGATGTTTGGCGAGGCCCGTGAAAAGGTCGAGTCGCCGCAGAACTATGGCTTCTCCAGCGTGGTGCGACCGGCGACCAAGGACAAGGATGGCAATGTCCAAGACTGCGCCGAAGGCTTCATGTCGTATTTCGGCGGCAACCGCACCGGCTCGTTTTGCGCCGTGATGGACGACCGCCGCTATCGGCCGATGGGGCTGAAGCCCGGAGAGAATGCGCAGTATGACGATGTCGGTCAGATGACGCTGTTGCGCCGGACTGGCGTGTATCTGCTGAGCAACGACAATCCGGAGGAGAGCCAGAGCGGCGGCGGTGGCTCGTCATCGGGACAGCAAGCGGACAGCGGCGGTGGACAGCAATCGACGGAACGCATGGTGTCGATCCGCCACGTCGAGAAGAAAAAGCAGGACCGTCCGAAGCGCGGAGGTAACAACGGAAGCAGCGGTGGCGGCAGCGGCGCGAGCGGCGGCGGCCAGAGCGCGAAGGACTACAAGCACGAAGGCGAGACGGTCAACACCGAAATCCGCGCCACCAAAAAAGACATCCAGATTCTGGATGGCGACACCGTGGTCGGCAGATACGACAAGGCGTCCGGCACATGGACCTTCACGTCGAAGAACATCACGGTGACGGCGAGCGATCACCTGACGCTGGAGTGTACGGGCGGCACGACCGACATCAAGGGTAAGCCGATCAAGTTCAACGGCGGCGGTCCCTCGACGCCGCCGTTCACGGTGCCGGGATAGATCAATGCCGGACATCCGGCTCGTTCAAAACTCGGCGGCTTTCCCTCGCTATTCGATTCCCATCGACTGGTCACTGCTGTCGGACGGCACGCTTGACGATACGCAAGCGCTGGCGACGGCGGTGATTGTCGCGCTCGGCACCGACCGGCTGGCATTGCCGGACGACATCCTGCCGGACCCGGACTCGACCGACCGGGCCGGATGGTGGGGCGATCTGGACGCGGCGGAGCTGTTCAACGGCTGGCCGATTGGCACGCGGCTGTGGCTGCTCAAGCGCACCAAGATCGTCGGGCCGGAAGACATCGAGGGCGCGACCATCGCCCGCGTCGAGCAATACATCAGCGAGTCGATCCAGCCGTTCGTCGATCTGCGGATCGCGTCCGGCTTCGACGTGCAGGCGGTGCGCGTCGGGAAAGAGCAGATCGATGCGCTGGTGACGATTTTTCGCGGACCAAAAACGCCGGTCGAGCTGCGCTTCCAAGTCCTGTGGAACG